GTCCACCCACAAAACCTCGACCAAATCCCCCGGAACCATGCGCGGCAGCCTCATTGCCGAAACTCCTTCCGGCTCACGTCCTCGATAATCTGCTGCGTCGTCCGCAAATCATCCGTGAATATGATATGAGGCTCGCACCAACACGCCTCTGGCCGAGATGTGTCATGATCCCCCGGCAAATCCCGGTGAATCACAAGGCATCCGAAATCGTCGCCGTCAGAGTCCACGTCATGCCCCCGAAGTCACTCAGCACTACACGTCCGGTAAAGTCGGATAATTCGGATAGGTCGGATAATAGGGATAAGCCGGATAGTAAGGAATGTACCGAATCGGCTGCGGCCAATAATACGGACCGTTAGCCAGCCGCCGCCCACAATGGG